TTGGGTCTGGCACAGTATCAGCAGACGAAACCACTCAACCAGTGGCGGACACACAACCAGCGGTAGCTAACGTATACACTGCCGATAACGCTGGGAATGTTACAGTGACACCGTCTGAAACAGTGGTACCGACAGAAACGTCGGTAGCAACTACAGAAGTAGCTCAACCAGTAGCTGAAACACCAGTATTTACTCCACCAGCACCGGTTGAAGCGCAACCTATTGCGGAAACTCCAGCAGCGCCTACAGTAGCTGAAACACCAGCAGCACCTACTACAGTGACTAAAACGGGAGACACTATCAATGTCGAAAACCCAAACGTTGAGGTTACTTTCCCGAACGGTACTGGTAAGTACTCGCCATTCGAAGTTGAGTATAAAGATATCAATATTCCAGACGACGTGCCGGTTAATGAGGGGGACAAAGTTACTTTTGACTTGCCTCAAGAAGTGAAATTCCAAACCTCTTATGAGTTTGACGTGCATAACCCAGAAAAAGCAGTAGTTGGTAAAGCTACAGCAGACGCAACTTCTAACAAGGTGACTACTGTATTCAATGACTACTTTAAGACACACCCTCTAAATAAGAGCATGAGTCTTAAGCTAGATGCAAGTTGGACAGATAAAGTTGTATCTGGCAAGCCAGTAAATGTCAACTTTAACGGTACTGTGGTAACAGCTAATATTGGTTCGGAGCAAGTCATTGGCAAAGATGAATTGATTGCTAAATGGGGATTCCAAGATAAGGAAGACCCAACAGTGATTAATTGGACTGCTCGTGTTAACTATGCAAAACGTGTACTAAACTATGTATCAATCATTGATACCATGAGCGATAATCAAAAGCTAGTTGATGATTATTTTGAAATCAAGAACATTGAAAGTTTAGATCCTTGGGTTGATAAAGGTTCAGCTATGGACTTAGTTAAGTCTATCTCAAAATCTGAGCATGGTTTTGAAATCAAAATGGACCGTTTAGACCACATGATTTATCTATACTACAAAACTAAACTCGTAAACGCTGTTAAGGACTCAACTAACCCTACTAACAAGATTGAATTGAAAGCTGAAAATGATGGTGCCGTTTCATATCAGAAAATTCAACTTGTTGGTGGCCGTGGGGATGCGTCCGGTGAGAATAAACCAGAACCAACTTTTGAGGTACCAAATGAAGCTCCTAAGTACGAAAAACCGGAATTTCAAGGCGGCATTCCGGGAATCCCAGAACAACGTGAGTTGCCACCATTTGAAGGCGGAGTAGTTCCAAACGATGCCCCTATCCTCGACTTGCCAGAACTAGAAATCCCAGAGGAACCAACTAAACCTACACCAGAAAAACCTAGCACGCCAGAAAAAGCCCCTAAAACGAGCGTAGAGCGTTCTAATGGCAAAGTGGCACAATCTACCACAGTATCTTATAAGCTCGATTCTGAGCCAAAAGAGGTGGCAAATACGACGGTTTATGAAGCAACACTTCCTAACACTGGAGAACGTGAAGGAATTGCTAGCACTCTTGGATTGGTAGTAATCGCAGCAGGTATCACAGGACTTACTCTTGGGTTTAAAAAACGTAACGAAAAATAATTAAATAATTAGCAGTGGTGGGAGAATAGGCATTAAATATGGCAGACAATCAAAAATACTATTACTCAGGAGGTTCAAATGGGGAACCGTAGGATGATAAGTAAAACCGTAACTCAAACGCATCGTTTTCTACGCTTGCCGCTAGAAGCTCAAGCTCTTTATTTCCATCTTATCCAAAATTGCGACGATGATGGGGTGGTGGAAGCATTCCCAATTCTCAGAATGATAGGGGCTAACGAGGACAATTTAGGGCTTCTAGTGATCAAACAATTCGTGAAACCTCTTAATGATGAAATGGTCTATTTCGTGGTTGATTTTCACGAACAAAACACGGTCAGAAAAGACAGGTATGTTCCTAGTATTTACAAAGAGTTACTAGAGGAAAATACCGATGAAACCACTGGTAAACCACTGGTAAACCAAACGGAAACCACTGGTTTACCCAATATAAGTAAAGATAATATAAGTAAATCTAATTTAAGTAAATCTAACAGTAGAGAGGATGAAACATCAGAAATTAGTCAATTTTCTTCTTCTGCTGCTGATGACCAATCAGATTTTAATATTTTCAGACATTATCAAGAACGAATCGGACCTATTGACGGATACCAAATGGAAAAACTAAAAGGTTATATCGATTTCGATAAGTTAGAAATTATGTTAGTCAAACGTGCCATAGATAGAGCTGCCGACAACTCAAAACGCTCATTTGGCTATGTCAACTCTATTTTAAAAGCTTGGGCACAAAACGGGATTCATACAGTTGCCCAGCAAGATGAAGAACAACGTAAATTTGACAGTCGTAAAAGTTTTGATGATGACAGACCCGTTAAATTTGGCCCAGCATGTAGCAAATACTAGAGGTGGTGCTTATGAGTTTAGAGCAAACAGCCAAGCAAATGCGCAAGCAGTATATGACAGTTAGTGATAAATACTGCGAGAAACACCAACGGCACTATGTCACGATTCAGTTTCCAAATAGCAAACCCTACACAGTGTGTGAGCTTTGCCATAGGGAAGAACAGGATCAACAGAATGCTATCAAAGCACAAGAACAGTACGAACGTGAGCAAGAACAGAAACGCTTGTACTTCCTCAAAGATTTCAGCTTGCTGGATGACGATTTGAAGAATGCTAGCTTTGACAATTACAAGGCAGTAACCAGAGAACAGAAAGAAGACTTGAAAAATGTCAGAAATCAACTTAAAGGCTACCTTGACGGTCAAGACTACAATATTGTGCTTATCGGAGATACTGGGGTTGGTAAAAGCCACCTAGCATATTCAGCACTTAAAGCCTTGTCTGATCACACGAAAAAGATGGGGTTATTCATCAACGTGGTTGACCTATTAGCGAAAATCAAAGAGGACTTCAGCCTTGAAGCCGAATACATCAGACGCATTTCGGAAGCTGAATGGCTAGTGCTCGACGATTTAGGCACTGAAAAAGTGACAGAGTGGTCTAACGGTATCTTGTACAGCATTTTAAACAAACGTACCAAGACTATCATCACTACTAACCTAAGTCCACGGGACATCATGGGCACTTATGGGAAACGTGTCTATTCGAGGATTTTCAAGAAGACAGGACTTGGAACGACGAACGAACATGTTTATCAATTCAAAACGCAACAAGACAAGAGGATGATGCTTTGACAGAAACGGAAGTAAAACTAAAACTCTTTGAAGACTACGAGCGTATTCATGGACTTGTGTTTTCAGAGGAACATAAACAGAAAATGATGGATGATTTAGATCTGTATTCGTTTATCGAGAAATTAAACGAATATATGGCGTTCGGCTACCGCTCGAAGGTGGTATTTAATCAGCACGTTCGAAAACACGCCTAAAATCGTCTGTAATCAATTTAAAAGTGTAGGGGGTATAAATTATCTAGCTACCACCTAAAAACGATAAGAGACCCCTTAAATCGAGAAATAGGGGCATTCAAAACAAAAAGGAAGACGAAGCATGACAAATCAATTAGCACACAAAGATTTTTTCAACACCCCGGCAGTTAAGCAAAAATTCCAAGAGGTGTTGAACGGAAACGAGCGACAATTTACGGCAAGTTTGCTATCAATCGTGAACAACAACAATCTACTAGCACGAGCAAGTAACACCTCGATTATGACAGCGGCAATGAAAGCAGCGGTATTAAATCTACCTATCGAGCCAAGTTTGGGCTTTGCTTACATCGTGCCATACAAACAAGATGCACAGTTTCAGCTTGGCTACAAAGGACTTATCCAGCTAGCTATCCGCTCTGGTCAGTTTAAGGCTATTAATTCCGGCAAGGTTTACAAGGCACAATTCAAATCATACGATCCTCTATTTGAAACATTGGACATTGACTTTACCCAACCAGAAGATGAAGTGTATGGCTATTTTGCCACCTTCGAGCTCGTAAACGGCTTTAAAAAGCTGACATTCTGGACGAAAGAACAAGCGGAATCACACGGTAAACGCTTTTCAAAGACTTACGCAAGAGGGCCATGGTCAACAGATTTTGACGCTATGGCTCAAAAAACCGTACTCAAGAGCATTTTGAGCAAGTATGCCCCACTCTCAACCGAAATGCAAGAAGGTCTTATCTCGGACAATCAAACTGAGGAAGTTAAGGCTGACCCTATCGATGTTACACCAAAAAACGAGGACACCCAGACACTTTTGGGCGACCTTATGAGTGATGAAGCTGAACCAGATAAAAGCGTAGACGCTGAAACTGGTGAAATCATCGAAGAAGTCAGCTTATTCGAAGGTGATTCAACCAAAATCAAAGAGGTAGAAAATGACTGAACTAACAATCTTGACGGATGATAATTATTATTCTGACAAAACCTATATGTCTGTAAGTCGTTTCAAGGAATACATGAAATGCGAGGCTAGAGCTAAAGCCATTGATGACGGGACATGGGATGATGAACGAGATCAAAAGCCATTGCTATTCGGAAATTACGTTCATAGCTACTTCGAGAGCGAAGAAGCTCATGAGAAATTTAAAGAGGATAACAAAAAGGCTTTGTTCTCTAGTCGCAAACCTTACGGATTGCTATCTGATTTCAAACTAGCTGAAAAAGTCATCGAAACACTCAAAAATGACACGCTTTTCAACAATCTGTATCACGGGAAAAAAGGCGATAAGGTTGAAAAAGAAAAGATCGTGACTGGTTTTATCGGTGGCGTGCCATTCAAGGGGAAGTTGGATAGTATCAACTTTTCAAAAGGCTATGTGGTCGATTTAAAAACTATGAAATCTATCTGGACTAAGGAATGGTCAGAGGAATTGCATGCTAAAGTACCAACTGCCGTCAATAACATTCTAGGGTTTCAATACCATGTCCAACTAGGGACTTATTTAGAATTGCTACGCCAAATGGATTATCCAACATTCAAGCCGTTTATCGTGGCCGTATCGAAAGAGAAACAGCCAGATAAGGAAATTATTGAATTGACTGAAGAATGGCTGGAAGAAGGGCTTAAATACATCACAGAGCACGCCCCTAGAGTATATCAAGTATCGCTTGGAAACGAAGAACCTAAGAAGTGTGGGCATTGCGATTATTGCAAATCGCAGAAAAAACTACATGAGGTTCTAACGTTGGATGATTTTTTAAACCGTGAATAGAGAGAAAGGGAAAACAAATGATCAATTCAGTTTGTCTTGTTGGGCGCCTAACCCGTGACCCAGAACTAAAATACACAACCAGTAACATCGCAGTAGCTACATTCAGTCTTGCGGTTAACCGTAACTTCAAAGATGCTAACGGCGAACGTGAAACAGACTTTATCAACTGCGTTATCTGGCGTCAGCAAGCTGAGAATTTGGCTAACTGGGCTAAAAAAGGCGCTTTGATTGGAATTACTGGACGCATCCAGACTCGTAGCTACGAGAACCAGCAAGGTCAACGGGTATATGTGACCGAGGTAGTCGCTGAAAACTTCCAAATGCTAGAAAGCCGTGCAGCGCGTGAAGGTGGCAATGCAAGCCAAGGCAATACATCGGGAGCGTTTGGTAATGACAACAGCTATGCAGGGCCTCACGGGCAACAAGCACCGCAACAGCAAGGGCCAAACTTTGCAAGGGAGAGCGGACCATACGGGAACAGTACCCCAATGGATATCAGTAGTGATGATTTGCCGTTCTGAGGTGCAGCATGAAAATGACTTTAAATATCGAGCCTAAACCCCAAACAAGGCCACGATTCAGCAAATTCGGCACTTATGAAGACCCTAAAATGAAGGCTTGGCGTCGTCAATGTTCGCAACTTATCGAGCAAGAATATGACGGACAATTCTTTGACGGCCCGATTATGGTTGATGTCACCTTTTACATGAAAGCACCTTTGAGCGTATCAAAAAAGCCTACGCCAAAAGCTAGAACTAAAACGTGGGATGCATTCAAGAGGTTCACGGCTGAAACACTTTGGCATGCGAAAACTCCAGACGTTGATAATCTTGTCAAATCGCTCTTTGATAGTATCTCAAAAGCTGGTTATAACAAGGTCGATAAGAAAGGTATCGTCTGGACGGATGACAGTATTGTTTGTGAGTTGAAAGCTCGTAAGAAGTACAGTCCTAACCCACGCATTGAACTAGAGATCAAGGAGCTCGAATGAATAGCAAATATAAAGACAAGCTTGTAGGTGTATATGCACCGGGCAACTATGGGCATACAAGCGTATTAGATCAGACCCAAGAATTTTCAAGGTGGTTTTGGTCTAATCGCAAGGACACGGAACTTATCAGCATTAAGTTAGGCATCGACATTAAAAAGTTAAATCGCATTCTGACACTAGAGCAGTTACCGGATGAAGAGTTACTAAGAAAGATGGTAGAACTATGCAAGTAAAAGAGTATGCACTATATAAAGGCGAGGAATTACTGGCAATGGGAACCAAGCGTGAAACCGCTGAACAATTGGGCGTATCAGCTAGCACAATCGGTTACTATGGCACGCCAGTATACGCTCGCAGAACCAGTGAAAACGGAAGGAGATTAATTGAACTATGAAATATAAAGTAATCGTTTACTACGACAATATGCCAGACAGTGAGCATATCTTCAATAACAAAAACGACGCTATCAACGAATTGCATCGTTTGAGAAGTGTTAAATATCGCAATTCTAGGATGTATACGGTGGAGTTGGAAGAGGTGGAAGCATGAACAAATTAAGTAAAATGGCAATTATTGCTGTAAGTGGTTTATTATTTTTAACTGGTTGCTCAGAGGCAAATAGAGTATCTGAAAATTTATCTATGGAGTCGGATAACTTTAATGTTGTTCGAAAAGTAACGGTGATTGATGCTATTACAAATGACGTAATGTTCCAAATGAGCGGTAGGATGTCCATCAAGGCTGATACTCATGATAAACAACTTGAAATTGTTGTAGAAAACGGTAAGAACAAATATCAAAAGCATATTATCGGTTTGTCAGATAATGTCTCTTATGTGGTAGAAGATGTTGAAGTACCGAATGTTTCAAAATACAAATATGAGATCAATTACAACCCTAAAATGTGGGTGCCTGCAAAACTTAAAAATGTTGATTAAGGGAGAAAGTAGAATGACAAAAGATGAAGCAGTACAGAAATTAGCAACAGTGGGACGTCTTTCAATAGCCCACGCTGAAGACCTTTATGATTCGTTCTTCCCTAAACCAGTGGTGCCACAGTACGTGGCGGATTGGTATGAGGAACATAAGAATAGACTAGATTACGACTTATGGGAATACCTTGTCGATTGGAATTACCAAAAACCCTGCGATTTCAAAGATTGGATGGCTAGGGATGGCAAGGCTGAGCCAGTAATCACCCTCGTCAACATGCACCAATTCGGGTATGAGGTCGAGAAAGAGCCTAGATACACGGTTCGAGTGAAAGGAATTGACGGATACTGTAAATACCTCAATCGGGATACAAAAACTCAAAAATGGCTTTTTTCATCGAAAACAGAACTTGAAAGATTTCGAGCACACCACACCCGCAAAGAGCTTGAAGCGAACGGGTTCGGGTGGGTGTTCAACTGCCAGGGAGTGGAAGTGAAAGAGGTGGACGATGGAAACGATTAAATGCATTTTGATGGTCGTAGCTGTGGTTTACGCTTGGCGCACGCTGTTTGGAGGTGGGGAGTGATGTTTGAAAATATCATCAGAGTATTGTTAGTACTCATGCTAACGCTATTATGCAAATCATTGATGCTATTTATCCAGTGGATGAAAGAGGAAATCAAGAATGAACGGACTAATCAATAAAATCAACGAGTGGGCGGATAGCCGTGGATTGAAGCAAGCTGACCCTAAGATTCAGTGGATGCGTGTAACTGAGGAAGTCGGAGAAATTCGAGATGTACTCTTGAAACCGACTAAATTCACGGAACCGCAAGCAGCACTCAAGGACGCAATCGGAGACACGCTAGTAACGATTATCGTGCTAGCACATCAATTAGATTTAGATGTAACTGAGTGTCTAAGTATTGCATACGAGGAAATTAAGAACAGAAAAGGAAAAATGGTAAATGGAACATTCGTCAAGGAGGAAGATCTTTGAAATTCATTGACTTATTCGCAGGAATCGGTGGTTTTCGTTTTGGAATGGAGAGCGCCGGTCATGAATGTGTGGCATTCTGTGAAATCGACAAATTTGCTAGAGCAAGTTACAAGGCAATTCATAATACTGAAGGAGAAATAGAATTACATGACATTACCACAGTCACAGATGACGAAATCAGAAACATCGGACACGTTGACGCAATTTGCGGAGGTTTTCCGTGCCAAGCTTTCAGCATTGCGGGACATCGAAGAGGATTCGAAGATACTAGGGGAACTCTCTTCTTTGAAATCGCAAGATTCGCCGCTATTCTCAAACCTAAGTATCTATTCCTTGAAAACGTCAAAGGACTCCTTAACCACGACAAAGGAAATACCTTCGAGACAATCCTCTCAGCGGTGGATGAACTCGGGTATGATGTGGAATGGCAAGTGCTTAACAGCAAAGATTTCGGAGTACCACAAAACAGGGAACGTGTGTTCATTATCGGACATCTTAGAGGAGAACGTGGACGAAAAATTTTTCCTCTCAGAGGAGAAAGTCAGTCAATTAGTAATCAGTCAGTGATGAAGGTAGGAAATGTCAATCCGTCGGGAAAAGGAATGAATGGGGAGGTCTATAAAATTGACGGTCTAGCTCCAACACTTACAACAAATAAAGGAGAGGGGCAAAAAATAGCATTAAAAACCAACCAAATTAAACGATTTGGAGTATTACAACCTAACTTTAACGATAACGGTGTTGTCTATGACCCTGATGGCGTTTCACCAACGCTAAACACTATGCAAGGTGGTGGCAGACAGCCTAAAATTCGTGTCCGTGAAGCGACTAAACAAGGATACGCTGAAGCAAGCGTGGGGGATAGTGTTAATTTGTCGCACCCTAACTCAAAAACACGCAGAGGGCGAGTTGGTGAGGGAATCGCTAACACATTAGTTACTGGTGATAGTCAAGGTGTGGTAACTCCTAACTTTCGCATTCGCAAGCTAACACCTAGAGAGTGTTGGAGATTGCAAGGTTTTCCAGATTGGGCGTTTGACAAAGCGCAAGAAGTAAATAGCAACAGTCAGCTCTATAAACAGGCAGGGAACAGTGTGACTGTCAACGTTATCAAAGAAATAGCGAGGTATCTATGAAACATAAAGATTTGACGATAGCGACGATTTTACTTGTAATTTCGCTAGCAATCAACGTAATCACTGTCCAGCGAGTGGTCAATAGACCTATCGAGACCGTGGTTATCCACAAAGCTGATAATGCCGTGGAATTACATGGCAAGGTTACTGGGAAATCGATGGTCGGAAAGCTCTACACGATTGATTGCGGAGCTTACGGCAAGTTCCTTGTCAGCAAGGAACAGTACGACAGTGTTAACGTTGGGGATGATATCCCTAGCTATTTGAGGGGGCGAGGACAATGATACTAATCAAGAGGTTAGGAAGAATGAGAATCAACAATAGAAAAAGGTTAGAGTCTTGTTCATTATTCAAATGTCCTAAATGTGGCTCTCTTGTTATTAGACCAACAGGAGAAGGTAACAGATTAACTGCGTGCAGTCAATCTTGCTCACAGTTAGGTATTAGGAGAAAATCTTATAGAAAGAATGTCATTATTAGTGGATATGAATACGTTTATATGCCTGAACACCCCAACGCCATGAAATCAGGGTATGTTGGAAAACATAGATTAGTATTGGAAAATAAATTAGGAAGGTTTTTGAAAAATAATGAAGTCGCACATCATGTGAATGAAAATAAATTAGATAATAGTCCCGAAAATATTGAATTGATGTCATTTTCGGAACACTCAAGACTTCATGCTAAAGAAAAATGGGAGGAGCGTGGTGGTTTTGTTAAGATTCAGAGCGTGGAATAAAGCCACAAAAGAAATGTACGAAGTTGATGATATTATGTCTATCGATTTCGGAAAAAGCGAAATTTACGTTAAAACACTCTTTTTCGAACGGACAAATCACTACGATTTCGACGACATCGTTTTAATGCAATCAACTGGACTGAGAGACAAAAACGATAGAGAAATCTTCGAAGGGGATATTGTTAAAGTGACCAACCTATCAAGCTGGTTGGAAGTTGTATCTTTTAACGAAAACAAGGCGATGTTTGTTTCTAAGGAAACTAAAAGAAAGATTGAAGAAACCCCTCTATACGATTTGTTTAACACGGATATTTTCGAAGTTGAAATCATTGGAAACATACACACGAATCCAGAACTGGCAGAGGTAAACTCATGAGCGTAAAATACCAATATTCCGGCCTGACACCGGAATTATATCAACGGTTAGTCAGTGAACATGCGGCACTCAAACAAGCACATAAAAAAGGCTCTTATAAGCAGTTTTTTCAAGAGGTCAAGCAGTGTGATGAACTACAAGCTCGTATCATTTATCAAGCGTTTAACAGCGCAGTCGTGGAACGTGCGAGGATATCGCCCCAAACTGTCGATAGGTTAGAAGGCATCATTTCTGACGAATTATTCGACGACCTTCAAGATTATCTGTCTACGCACTATACAAGAGGTAAAACCACGCGCCCAGTTTTGGAGAAAACAAACGCAGGACTGTCAGAGGGACTGTTCAAACGATTTTGTAAGGAAGTGGAAGAACTACGCAAGGAGCACCCTAACGGCATAAATAACTACATTAGAGAGGTTAAAGGGTGCAACCAGAAAAATGCTAACAGAACCCAAAACGCCCTTAATATGTGCTATTCAGAGAAAGCTGCCCTAACCCCTTTGAAAGCTATTCAAATGGAAGGGCTACTTTCGAGAGAGTTATTCAGCGAGATTATTGATTATGTCTTCAATAACTATGAATGGGCCGAGAGGTTGGATGATGAGGTTGATCGCATCATTCTTAAATATCGGACTAAAGGCAGGGTAGGACGTGAGAAGACCACGGTCAGAAAAGCTCTTTATACAGCCTATGCGTTAGGCGTGTAGCTAGAACGGTTTATGAGGGTTCGACTCCCTCACTAGCTATTGTCTGTCAAAATATCCAAGAGACACTTTTTAACACCCGTCGAGCTGACAGACCTCGGCACCAAAAATCCAGTAAATAAACAATTAGAAACGAGGAACCTTTTTTATTTCATTCACAAATCTAAAGCGCATTACTGGTGGCGTGATTATTCAAGGCTTTATGCCTGCAATGCGAAACTGAAATCTCCATAATTCTACTTACTTTATTCTTGTATTATTTCAAAAAAAAGGAGGAAAACCTCCAAAATGATTTCTATATCGCAGGCTGGAATGGTTGCTCAAGGGGTTCGATTCCTCTTGCCAGTCATTGTCTGTCATCACTAAAAATAAAAAATGAATATAGATTTTTAGTGGCTTGAACACTTTTTAACACTTTTTCAACATCGGACAAGC